TTGTAAAGGGTGTAGGTGGCGTTCTTGATAATCTAACTACTTCAAAAGAAGAAAAGTTAGAAGCAGAAAGAAAAATACAAGAACTTATAGCTAACCATGAAGCTAAAATGGAAGCTAACATAACTGATAGATGGACAGCAGATATGAAATCTGATTCTTGGTTATCTAAAAATGTAAGACCATTAGTTTTAGTATTTTTAGTAGTATGTACAGTCTTGATGATATTTATTGATGCAGGAGCAGTTGCATTTAATGTGGAAGAAAAATGGACTGATTTATTACAATTAGTTTTAATGACAACTATTGGTGCATATTTTGGTGGAAGAAGTTTAGAAAAAACAAAGAAATAGATTCATTAGGTTTTACGAAAATAATTCTTTATATTAGATAATATATATGTCTGTAAAGAAGTCAATAAAAGAAATTATACGCGATGAATATAAACGGTGTTCAGTAGACCCGATTCATTTTATGCGAAAGTATTGTATTATTCAACATCCTACTAAAGGTAAGATGTATTTTAATCTTTACCCATTCCAGGAAGATGCCTTAACCCAATTTAAAGAAAGTAGATATAGTATTGTACTTAAATCTAGGCAATTAGGAATATCAACCTTATCAGCCGGATATGCACTCTGGAAAATGATATTCCAGTCTGATTATAATGTTCTAGTAATTGCAACAAAACAAGATGTTGCAAAAAACTTAGTAACTAAAGTTAGAGTTATGCATGATAATTTACCAGGGTGGCTTAAAGGTAATACCGTAG